CCAATCTTGAAAAATAATATTCAAAAATACCTATCGTGGCGTTGCACGTTAAATAACGAATTATAGGAGGAAATTATGAAAGCAATTAAAGAAGCAGTTAAACCAAAATTTTTACTACCATTAGACATTCAGTTCTTTGCTAGTCAAGGCGAAGGAGATACAGAGGGCGGTAACACTGAGTCGACCCAAGAATCNACTAAGCAAGAAACTAAGCAGGAACAAACAAATGAAAATATGATTCCTAAGTCTCGTTTCGACGAGGTTAATACAAAATATAAAGAATTACTAGGCAAGGTGGAAGCTATCGAAGCCGACCAATTATCGAAGCAAAAAGAAGAAGCAGAAAAACGCGGTGAATTCGAGAAACTATATCGTGCTAAAGAAGAAGAAGTGAAAGGATTACTTTCTTATAAAGAACGTACTGAATCACTAGAGGGCGTTATTAATACTTTAGTAGAATCAGAACTCAAAACAGTTCCCGAAGATTTCCACGATTTAATTCCTAGCAACTTGTCAAGTGAACAAAAGCTAGAATGGATTACTAAAGCGAAAACAAAAGGAATGTTCAAGGTTCAAGACAATACAGAAAAATCAATCGGCGACCCTAATACAAACCGAAAAGAAACTAAGCGTGACACTAAAGCAATGTCAGCTATGGAAAAACTTCTTTCGGGTTATAGCAAACGTTAATCAAATCAAATATCAATTCAAAGGCACTTCCAAACGGAGGTGTCTTTTTTAGTTCTACACAAAATAAGGAGTGAAATAACTAATGTTAATTATCGACCAAGCCAAACTATATACAAATGATGTATTGCAAGCAGGCGTAATTGAAACTATCGCCCGTGAATCGGCAGTACTCGAAAAACTTCCATTTATGGAGATTGCGGGTAACTCATACAAGTACAATTTAGAGGACGCACTACCTACTGTTGACTTCCGTAAAGTTAATACAGGTTATGAAGCAAACGAAGGTAAAATCGTACAGAAAACAGAAGGACTTGTCATTTTGGGAGGTGACGTGGATGTCGATAGATTTATTGCCCAAGTTAAGGGAAATATCAACGATATCCGTGCTATTCAAACCCAAATGAAAGCTAAAGCAGTAGCAAATACGTACACATTGAAATTCTTCAAAGGTGACGCAGACGCTACGGGCGAAGTGGAATTTGACGGCTTAGACAATCGTTTAGAAGCGTCACAAGTAATTCAACCTAAGAAATATGACGCCGAAGCAGGTAACGGTGAATTATCTATTGCAGATTTACACCAATTATTAGACCTTGTAGAAGGCGGTGCAGACGTTCTTTATATGTCTAAGAAAGTACGTCGTGAAATCCAGGCATTGTTCGAAGGACAAACACACTACATTCAAGTAGGTAAAGATGAATTCGGACGTCCAGTGGAAATGTTCGGTGATGTTCAAATCCGTACAGTTTCAGATTCAATCCTAACTGGTGGAGATATTTACGCGGTGAAATTCGGGGTTATGTCTGCGGTGGCAGGTTTAACGAATGGTTTTGTACAGGTTCGAGACTTAGGAGAGTTAGACACTTTACCAGTGTTCCGTACTCGTATTGAGTTCTACTGTGGACTTGCAATGTTCCATCCGAAGGCGGCTGCACGTCTTAAAGATATTAAATTACCATAATTGAATAACAAATGAGGGGCGGGGCGATTATTCGTTCCGTCCTTCTTTTTTGTATCTATAAACAGTATAACGGTATTACGTAATAATGTCAAGGAGGAAATTTCATTGCAGTATAAAGTAATTGAAAGTCAGTATTCAGTACACACATATGTAAATGATTGGGTTAAGCAAGGTTACAAAGTTAAACAGATGGCAGGGGGCGACCAAGCCTTTCATATTCTTATGGAAAAAGCAGAAGACGGTTATATACCGAATCCTACGTACATTTCTAAGGAAACAAATTCAGTAACAGAAGCAGAAACATTTATCAATCAGAAAATCGAGGAAGGGTATGCGGTTGAAGCTGTTTGTTACGGCGGTACGCGTATTTATATTTTGATGTATCAGAACGCACCAAAAGATTATAAATTGTACATGGCTTCTAATTGGAGTAACCTACAGGACTTCGCAAACGAAAAAGCAGAAGAAGGATACAAGGTAGAAAAAATCGACGCGGGTAGTTATGATTCTAGCTTTGTTGCAATGACGAAAAACAAATAACTAGGGGGAATTAATTCATGGCAAAGTACACAGTAAAAAGTAAATCAGAAGGTTTCAAAGGTTCGCGTTTAGGAATTCCATTTATTCACGGTGTAGCAACGTTCGAAGATGAATCACTAATTAAGCACTTTGAAGATTTAGGCTACACGGTGGAAGGCAAGGAAGAAAAGAAAGAATCTAAGCCTGCACCGAAAAAAGCGACACCTAAGAAAGCACCAGCGAAGAAGGCAAACACTAAAAAGGAGGGCTAATAAATGCTTGAAGATGTAAAAGCGTTCATTGATGAAAATATCTTCTATTCGGATATTTGGGACGCATTGGACGAAAAGAAACAATCTAAAGCAGTCAATAACGCTTCACTTACATTGTACAACCATTACGGGCGGTATAACGAAGATACAAACCCGTTACCTGTACAAGCAATAGCTTTCCAAGCGTTATGGATTGTTCAAATTGATGATTCAATTAGACGTGCCGAACAGGGCGTAACATATATTACAGTTTCGGGTATGGCTGTTAACCTAGCAACCAAAGACCGAAGCATTGCACCCGAAGTAATTAAACTACTAGGACGTGGGGGAAGAATTGGACGTTATCAAACTAACATTTCCGATACTTTCCGTCATAGAACAGACCCACGTTTTGCACAAAGGGGTTATAACTAATGTTAGGATTAATGCCTTTAAATAATACGATTACAGTTAAACGCACCGTTAAGGACGAATGGGGCATAGACGCCCCGAACGGTGTCGAAAAGACTTATGATGTTCGCGTAGATTATAACATTGAAGAAGCTACACTTTCTATTGTCAATGGTTCTGAAACAGTCATTTCGGGTGCAGTTCTCTTTGTTGGTTCAATTGATTTACTAACCACCGATTTACTAGTTATTGACGATGTGGAATATTACCCTAAAACTATTAAACCCGTTAAAGATTTAGGTGGATTTACGCTACATACAAGGGTGCTTTTCTAATGGCAGGAATTCGTTTCGATACTAGAATNGTNGTNGATAATACNTCTANTATTCTTAGAAGTGTTTCAACTGCAAGTAAAAAGGCAATGACCGACGTTACAAACGATTTAGCTAAAGCTAGTTCGGGGGCAACTCCACACAAGACGGGTAAGCTAGAAGATTCATACACTAAACAAGTCGGCTACGATTCATCTTACAAACTATATGGTGAAGTTGCTTACAACGTAGTAGCTAGAAACGGTTTTAACTACGCGGTTAAAATGCACGAAGCAAACTACAATTTAGGTGAAGGTTCACGGGCTAAGTCGGGCGGTAAGGGTATGAGTGGAAAATCATATCCAGTAGGAAACAAGTTCCTTACACGGGTTCTTGAAGGTGAGAAATCAGCGTACACAAGACATATCGACGATAGTATAAAAAGTGCTTTACGTTGACTTGTATAAAGGGGTGTTTGAATGTTTAGTGTATTAGAAATTACTAATCTAATTCGTAATGGAATGAGTAATGAAATTACTATTTATCCTTTACAATTTCCTAAAAAATCAAAGGACGCTAGTTCAATAGTTAATGTGACTAGTAGTTCACCAATTAATGGCGGTGTAGGGCAAGCAAGTGTTCAAGTTATTACTAGAGACAAGCACCCTGCAAACGCCGAACAAACAGCTAACGAAATTCGTTCCTTTCTCGAAAAGCGAACGGATTTTTTTATTGGAGAAGTTCAGATAGTTCTAGTCCAAAGCGAGAACACCTTTCCTTTGTACATCGGCACGGACGAAAACGAACGACACTTATTCAGCTTAAACTATAAATTCATTTTGGGGGTGTAGACTCTTATGTCTAACAAATTAGCAGGTATCGACGTTCTATTAAAAACGGGTGCGGTATCGGGTTCAACGACTGTTTTAGGCGGTCAAACGGGTGCTACGTTAAACCGTAGTACGAATATGATTGAGGTTACAAGTAAGGACGGGGAAGGCTGGCAGGAAAATTTAGCCGGAATTAAATCATGGTCTATTGATTGTGACGGATTCCTCGTAAACAATGATTCTGCATTAGAAGAATTAGAGGACGCGTGGTTAGAAGGAACTGAAATTGCAGTCGATATTTCTTACGCAGGAAAACAGTATACAGGTAATGTATTAATTTCAGATTTTCCTAACGAATTTCCTGTGGACGATGCAGTTACCTTCTCACTTAGTTTGACGGGAACAGGAAAATTAGTCAAAAATCCCAGTTGATGGGGAAGCTAGAATTTTAACGTACTTTATTGATAATCCATCAGACGGTACTTTCTATTCCCCTACTATCGACCTTGAAGACTTTAATTCTATGGACGCTTCTTTTGTATCTCATGAAGATTCTAACTTGATTATCGAAGTCTCTGACGATGGGTTGACGTGGACACAGTTCACTACTATTCCATTAATAAAAGATTTCCAATATCACTATTCTATGAAGATTACAAAAGAACATATGCGATTCAAAAATACTGTCAAGTCTAAGGCGTTGTTACATCTAAAGGAGGTTTAATAAATGGCGGATAAATACCGTGATTTTGACGCACTCCGTAAGGATAATGTCTATGAATCCGACTATCATGTTTTGATGGGGAAAGGGACAAGCAAAGTCTTGTTCATGACCCCTCATGGTGGCGGTATTGAAAGTGGTTGTACTGAACTATGTATGTTTTCCGCAGGCAAGGAACATTCTTACTATACATTTGAAGGTTGGCGTTCCAGTGGGAACACATCATTACATATAACGTCAACTCACTTTGACGAACCAAACGGAATTCGATTGATGAAAGAAGCAGATTACACCGTTTCTTATCATGGTTACGGTGATTCTAATAATCAGAATACTAAAATCGGTGGACTAGATTACGAGTTAATGGAACTCATTAAAGCTAA